TAATGGCATTGAGAATGTTTATCTTGAGTTGCCTAAACTTGACCTGAATAAAATTATTGTACCTAACTCTGAAATCCATGATAAGTGTAAAGAATACTGGGGGTCCTGGCTCGAAGAGAAAGAATACCCATCCGAAGAAATCTTTGGTGAAGTTGACAAGAAGTTCTTGGAGTTCAAGCGTTCTGCTCAGAAAGAAGTAAACTATTTGGTCAAAGAGTTTGAGTGCCGTAAGGCAGCAGACTCCTATGCCCGTGCTACTACTGCTCGCACTGGAGTGCTGGACTGCACCAAACTTCATACCTACAAGTACAATGAAGACCTCTTCAAGAAAGTCACCACCCTTGCTGATGGTAAGAATCACGGTCTGGTGTTTATCCTTGACTGGTCTGGGTCTATGGGTGATGTAATGCAGGATACTGTCAAGCAACTCTTCAACCTCGTCTGGTTTTGTAAGAAGGTTGCTATTCCTTTTGAGGTTTATGCCTTCACTAGTGACTATCCTCTTGTTTCCTACAATGAGGATGGTAAGGCAAATCTTCGTGAGTTGGCTTATACTAAGAAGGATGGTTTGGTGCAAGTTGGTGAGTGGTTTTCTCTGATGAATATGCTCACCAGCAAAACCAATGGAAAGACTCTTGAGGAGCAGATGAAGAATATCTTTCGTCTTGCCTGCGCTTTCCGCTGGAATTCCTTCACTCGCTATAACATTCCTTATGGTCTGAGTCTCTCTGGCACTCCTTTGAATGAAACTCTGATTGCTCTCCACCAAATCCTTCCTAAGTTTCAGAAGGAAAACAAACTCCAGAAAGTTCAGTGTGTAGTGCTGACTGACGGTGAGGCAGCAATGCTCAAGTATCACCGTGAAGTTCAACGGTATGCTGAGTCTGAATCTTATATGGGGACTTGCAACATTTACTCCAACTCTTACCTCCGTGACCGTAAGACTGGTATGACCTACTCTCTTGATTGTGAGTGGTATGAGTTTACCGATATCCTTCTTCGCAATCTCCGTGATAACTTCAAGGATATCAACTTCATTGGTATCCGTGTGCTTGAGTCTCGTGATGCTGGTAGTTTCATTCGCCGCTATTGTGGTTACTTTGGTCCTGAAAACGAAAAGACAATGAGTGTCTGGAGGAAGGAAAAAGCATTTACCATTAAGAAGTCTGGATATCATTCTTACTTTGGTATTTCTGCCAATGCCCTTGCTCAGGATGCTGACTTTGAGGTTGCTGAGGATGCAACTAAGACACAAATCAAATCTGCATTTGCCAAGAGTCTCAAGTCCAAGAAAATGAATAAGAAGATTCTTGGTGAGTTTGTAGAACTTGTTGCCTGATAAATACCAGAAAGTAATCATTAGAAACAATGTCTAGATTCGGAGATTTACTGGGAGGTAAAAAGGCAGCACCAGCACCTGCTCCCCAACCTGTAGTTGAGCCAACTCCTGAGGCTGTAGTTGAGGAAGTTGTTGAACCTGTAAGAGCAAGAGATGAGGATGGTCACTTTGTTGCCGATGATCCCAGTACTCCTGAGAATGAGGCATGGATTGGTGGTGAAGCGCCGACAAGAAGAAAGAGAAAGTTGAGAAGGTCGAAGTAGGACACTTTCTAAACCGTCCACTGGGGGTCCTTGTGACCCCCTTTTCCGTATATAATAACTTCAGTTGAAAAGCACAACCCAAACAAATGACCATCTCTGCTGACTACATCATCACTTCCCTTCAGGCAGTTTACGGTGAGTCCGTTACTGCTGCTGATATTCGCGGATGGTGTGCCATGAATGGTGCTAACTATCAAACCGTAACTAAAAAACTTGATCAGTACAAAACTAGTCGTGGTAAGTGGAATCTGACTATTCAAGAAGCACGAGAGCAACTCGAAGAAACTGTAAAAGCACCTGCTGCACTTCCTGCTGTTGAGCAAAACCTTATTCCTGAAAAAGATGATACCTTCGTCAAGTTTGGTAACTTTAACGATATTCGCAAGATTATTGAGTCCTGTCTTTTCTACCCTACTTTCATTACGGGACTTTCTGGTAACGGTAAAACTTTCTCTGTGGAGCAAGCATGTGCTCAACTGAAGCGTGAATTGATTCGTGTAAATATTACGATTGAAACTGATGAAGATGACCTTATCGGTGGTTTTAGGCTTGTTGATGGGAACACTGCATGGCATAACGGTCCCGTCATCGAAGCACTGGAGCGAGGAGCAGTCCTTCTCCTGGACGAAATCGACCTGGCTTCCAATAAAATCCTCTGCCTTCAGTCCATTCTAGAAGGTAAGGGTGTCTTCCTTAAGAAGATTGGTCGTTGGGTGAAACCTGCTGCTGGTTTCAATGTTATTGCCACTGCTAACACTAAGGGTAAGGGTAGCGACGATGGGCGCTTCATCGGCACCAACGTTCTCAATGAAGCATTCCTTGAGCGTTTCCCTGTGACCCTTGAGCAAGAATATCCTTCTCCTAAGATTGAGCAGCGTATTCTTGAGGGAGTCTCTCTGGACCTTGGAGTGGAAGACCGTGACTTCTGCAAGCGTCTGACTGACTGGGCAGACATCATCCGCAAGACCTTCTACGATGGTGGTATTGAGGAGATTATCAGCACCCGTCGCCTGGTCCATATCATTCGTGCCTACAGTATCTTCCAAGACAAGGCAAAGGCAATCCAAGTTTGCGTCAACCGCTTTGACGATGAAACCAAGCAAGCATTCATTGAGCTCTACGATAAGGTTGATGTTGACTTTGACCTTACTGCCACTGGTGAAAAGATTCCTGTTGACCAAGAAGCACCTTTCTGATATAATTGGGGGAGGTAAAAATCCGCCTTCCCTTTATTATGGACGAATATCCCTATTCAATCAACGACTTTTCCATTAATATGACTAATATGATTCCAAGTTCTCCAGCAACGCCTTGGAAGTATAATGAAGAAGAAATCGTGAAAGAGCTTCTTGAATACATCCGTGGCACTTATACCCAGCACTATTCTGCTGGTGACCAAAAGATTCAAACACTTGACCTGATTGAAGCGTGTGGCGATGGTGAGGCATTCTGTCGCAGCAATATCCTCAAGTATGCTTCCCGTTATGATAAGAAGGGAAGTGCCCGCCGTGATATCATGAAGATTCTGCACTATGCAGTGCTTCTTATGAATTTCAATGATAATAACGCAGTCCGTGAAACCTACAACCAATGAAGATTCAAGAAAAGACTATGAAACTCTCTGACAATACTCTGACTATTCTCAAGAACTTTGCGGGTATCAACAACTCTATTCTTGTGAAGGAGGGCACCAAACTCCGCACTATTTCTGTCGCCAAGAATATTCTGGCAGAAGCAGATATCACTGAAGAGTTTCCCCGCGACTTTGCAATCTATGACCTCAATCAGTTTCTGAATGGTCTGAGTCTTCACTCTGACCCTGACCTTGATTTTAAAGAGGAGTCTTATCTCAGCATTCGTGAAGGTAAGCGTCGTGTGAAGTATTTCTTCGCTGACCCTAATGTCATCATCGCTCCTCCTGAGAAAGAAATCAATCTGCCTTCTCAAGATGTTTGCTTCCAACTGGATAGCACTTCTCTGGAGAAACTGGTGAAGGCAGCAGCAGTCTATCAACTGCCTGACCTGTCTGCTGTTGGTGAAGCAGGTGTTATCAAACTGGTGGTTCGTGATAAGAAGAATGACACTTCTAACGAGTATGCCATCGTTGTGGGTGAGACCGACCAAGAGTTTACTTTCAACTTCAAGGTAGAAAACATCAAGATTATTCCTGGTGCCTATGATGTTGTAGTGTCTTCTAAACTTCTTTCTCAGTTTACTAACACTCGCTACAACCTGACTTACTATATCGCTTTGGAGCCTGATTCCGCTTTTGGTTGATGGAATTTCTATTGTATCTTACCCCAGTTGGTAACGAAATCGTAAATAGTCTTGCTTCTGCAAAGTTTCATATTTACGAAAACTCTGGTCCATGTAAAGTCGAAAGGATATTTGGATATGCAAAGTATCCAAATAAACTTTTTATCTGCACAGAAAACATAAAATCTCTTGGATATAATCCAAACATTTATGTTAGTGAGACTCTATATCATGAATCCACTCATGCTGCACAATTTTGCCGAAAGAGAAAGTCTTTCGGATTTAATGACAGATTGGGATTGTCAAAAGAAAAAATGCCAATCTCATATCACAAGCAGAAAGATATTCAAAATGCTGTAAAAATTACAAAAAATTATTCTTGGGAACATCAAGAACATGAAGCATTTTATCTTGAGGATAAACCAGAGCAAGTTTTAAAATATATAAAAAAATTCTGCTTCTAATGAAACACATTCTCTTTACCCTCAAGTCTTGTCCCTATGGGTTGCTGGATGATGAGGCACATATTCGCAGCGTGCTTGTAAAAGCAGCAGAAGTTTGTAAAAGCACGCTGTTGGATCTTTCTTCTCATAAGTTTGATCCTCAAGGTGTAACCGCTGTCGCTATGCTTGCTGAGTCTCATATCAGCATTCATACTTGGCCAGAGGTTGGTATGGCGGTTTGTGATGTTTTCACTTGTGGAGATCATACATCTCCCCGTGCTGGTGTAACATATATGTATGAGGCACTTGATGCCCGAGACATTATTTCTAATGAGTTTGTGAGACCACTGGAATGAAAGATTGGAATACCATTTTTAATAACCTGTCTGATGGTGAGAAAGACAAAGTTGCCGTCCTTCGTGTGATGGAATGTGCTAACGGAGTTATGCAACATGCTTATAGGGAGGGGCAAATTTTTGCCTACTCCACCTATGAGACCCGTAAGGCAATGAAGTTTAGTATGTCCTGTATGAAGAATATGGCAATTCCTCTGAAGGAAGAAACTATTGCATTTGAACCAGAGACAGAAAAACTCCTCAGAGAAGTAAGAGACCTCTATATCAGTGGTTTTAAGAATGGAAATGATGAGGACTTTGAAGAGTTTATGATTGTTTCTGGTGCTTGTATTCGTGCCCTTGGTAAGGAGAGAATTGTTAAAGCAAAAGACATTCTGGCACAAAACACCACCGATATTCCACTTCAGGCATTAGACTGGGGTGTAAGATACATCAACCATTTCTTCCAGTGAATATCTTTGTCACGAACCCTTTCCCTGCCGAAAGTGCTATTTGTCTCCCTGACAAACACATTGTCAAGATGCCGCTGGAGTGCTGCCAGATGCTTAGCATTATTGCTTCTCCCTGGTATCATGATTATGGGACTCTTCCCAAACAAGACGGCACTGCCTACAAGACAGAGAAGGGAGCATTCCGAAACCACCCATGCACTAAGTGGGCGGCGGAAACGGTGGACAATGCCTATTGGCTCATTAAGTGGGGATTGAACTTGTGCCAAGAGTATACTTTGCGCTATAATAAGACTCACTCTTGTGAAGGGACACTGACTCATGCTTACTATCTTTTTCCCAAAGGTAGACTTGATGAAGTAACTCCTTTCGCACGAGCAATGCCAGAGGAATACAAGTTTGATACTAGTATTTCTACATTTGATGCATACAAGATGTATATCGCATCCAAGCCTTGGGTGAAAGACAACTATCTTCGTATGCCTC